GGGCCTCGGACTGATGATTTTAATGTACACCAGGAGCAAGCCAGAGGGTACCTTAACGGGCTGCCTCAGGATAGCCGGCGCGTTGTTAGTGATTATACAGCGGATGGGTATGTAAACTGGAACAAAATGCTGCGTGGGGAAACCCCGTCTAATCTTTCAGCGCGAGGGCTTGAGTGGACTAAAGACGATATTTCCAGGCTTAAGCAGCTACTGGGCGAGGCGCCCGGCTATGAAGGCCTTTCTTACCGGGGCACAAGATTGTCTGACAACGTGCTGGCCCAGTTTAAAAAAGACGGGTTTGTGACTATGGACGCGTTTACAAGTACCAGCTTAGAGCGGACCAAAGCGCTTGAATTTACGGAGTTTGGTACTGAAGGGAGAAGTGTGCTGTTTGAAATTCTCGGCCGCAACGGAACGCATATTGACTCGCTGTCAGTTGTCGGCCATGAAAAAGAAATCCTTTTTAACGCCGGCACAAAATTCCGGGTGCTGTCCCGGGGCGAAACACCCGGCGGGGATGTTTTGATTAAATTGGCTGAGGTATAAAAATATTTTTTATTTAGACTAAACCGCTTACATTGCTACTATGAAGATTGAAGACCGTTGGGCAACCGACAACAACAATGAAAATTTTGCCCGGGAAATCGAGCCCGTGGATAGCGTCCGCTCCTGGGATCAGGCTGTTGAACACTTGAAAAGCACCGGGCTATCCGAGGAGCAAATTGAGAACGCGAACCGGGCGGACCTACCCGAGAGGCAGGTAGCGGACCACCTGGCCGGGCAGCAAGGCTATATCTACCCTAATTACAGGCCACTCTAAACACTTAAAACAAGCATAATGCAACTAGTTTATAAATACACTTCTAAAGACGCCATCCCAGAGGGGGCGGCGCAATTCTACAAAGAAAAAGACGGCGCCTGGTACCTGCAGGTAACCGGCGACGGGATCAAAACCCAGGACGATGTAGACCGGGTAAAGACGGCCCTGCAGAAACAGCGGGACATCAACGAAGACCTGGAAAAAGACCTGGCCAAGTACAAAAACGTGGACCTGAACAAATGGGATAAGCTTAAGGACTACGACCCCGACGCGGACCCGGGTGAGGGCGATTTTGATAAAAAGGTTTCTGATAAAGTCCGGGCCAAGCAGGCCGAACTCGAAGCGCAGTATCAGGAGAAGCTGACCAAAGCCCAGCAGGATATCGACCAGGCCGAGCAGAAAGCCCGGGACTATGTGAAAGAATCCTGGAAACGTAAAATGCTATCCGAGAAATTCGGCTTTGAAGACTCCCGGAGGCTCAACGATTTTCTGCGGGCACTTAAGGACCCACAAGATCCGGACTTTGCCAAGCTGCGCACCCTGGTAGACTCCATTGAGGTAACCGAGGACGGCGGGCAGTACACGGTTGTGGGCGGCGATCTGAAAGACGCAGACGGCGCCAAAGAAGTCCTGGCGAAGCTGGCCGCAGCGGACGTAGCTAAGCACTACATCCCAGCCCCAGACAACACCGGGGGCGATTCTCGCAACAATGGCAAGACCGGCGACAATGCAGGCAACCCGTACAAGAAAGACACATGGAACGTGACCCGCCAGGGCGAGCTTGAGGCTACGGATATGACCCGGGCCAAGGCACTCGCGCAGGCCGCGGGCGTAGACATTTAAACGTGAATTTGCGTTACTCCCCTGACGCAATTTGCGATTTAAGCCCGGAGCGTAAAACACGTTCCGGGCTTTTTATTTTTTATTTAGCTTGGTATCGCTATATTGCTATTACTTACTAAGCCCTTTTATCGTGCAGGGTGATCCGGCGATTGGGTTACTGCTTCTCTTGCAGCGTGACGCGGAGACGAAGGAAACCAACAACCGAAACCTAACGAATAGGAGGCCTTACTAATGGCTACTACCAGAATTTCCGATATTTACGTCCCGGGCCCGTTTGACCGGCAATCTCTACTCCAAACGAAAATCCTTTCAGCTTTTTGGAATTCAGGCGTTCTGCGCTCTGACCCGCTGCTGACGCAATTTGCGTCCGGACCGGGCTCCATCATTGAAGTTCCGAAGCTGCGCCCTTTGGGCGGTACCCGGAACATCGGCTCTGATGATCCAGGCGAAACATCCACCCCGAATAAAATCTCGAAAGATGTCGAGAAAGCGATCAAGCATTTCATGAACAACTCCTGGGCGCAGATGGATCTGGCCGCGGCGTTGACTGATCCGCGTGATCCTCTCGCGCAGCTTGCGAATACAATCGGCGGGTACTGGAGCCGGGAATACCAGAAAATGATTATCAACACGCTTAACGGCGTACTGGCTGATAACGAAGCCAATGACGACGCCGATATGGTGCACAGCGTGGCTACTGACGCCGCCAGCACAGTTGAGGCGGCTGATAAAGTTTCTCATACAAACATCACCCGCGCCCGGCTGACTTCTGGCGATGCGCTCAATGACCTCCAGGCAATTGCCATGCACTCCGGTGTTTACGGCACCCTGCTTGAGAATGACGCCATTGAGTTCATCCCCGAGTCCGAGGCCAATGCACGGATCCCGATGTTTGGTGATCTGCGCGTGATTGTAGACGACGGCCTCCCGGTAGTTGCCGGGGCAGAGAGGCTGACCTACACCTCGATCCTGTTTGGAACCGGGGCAGTGGGCTACGCCGAGGCAACGCCTAAAACCCCTTCCGAAGTTGAGCGGCACCCGGATAAAGGTAACGGCGAAGGCGAAGAGATCTTGTATTCTCGCCGGCATACCGTGCTCCACCCATTCGGCTTTGAATGGACATCTGAGGCAATGGTCGGCAAGTCCCCAACGGACGCCGAGCTGGCAAATGCGCTGAACTGGAACCGCGTGTACCCAGAGCGAAAGCAAGTACCCATAGCCTTCCTTAAAACGAACGGCTAAACGAAATAAAGGGGGACGTAGCGCCCCCTTATTTTTAACCTAATCCTACACATGCCATGACACGACCCACCCTTGCGGAAATCCGCTATTTTCAAGTTCACGGTAAGCAGCCCGAGAGCTTAATCAAACGCCGAAAAGCTGACGAAAAAGCAGCAAAAAAAGCTGCGAAAGAAACCGAAGAAGCTGAAGAAGCTGAAGAAGCTGAAGAAGCTGAAGAAGCTGAAGAAGCTGAAGAAACTGAGTACCCCATTTCTAAGCCAGGAGGCTGGTGGGAGCTAAGCAACGGTAAAAAGATTCAGGATGAAGAAAAAGCCCGGGAAGAACAAGCAAAACTGGATTTAGCATGACGATCATTATTGCGTCCAAAGCAAACCAGAACCAGGCAGACGCCGCGGCTGAAAACCTCACCGGCCCAGTTGGGTTTATCCGGCCCGGTGCGAGCACGTACCACGGCGCGGATAAAATAATTATTATCGGCAACCACAAACAGCTGGAAAGCCGCTACCGGGGCATTTGCCCGGTTGAAGTTATAGATATAGCTTCAGACGAACCCGAACCTAACGAGGACGAGGACGATGCCGCTGACGGATAAGTCATACATCACCCTGGCCGAGGCTGACGCGTTCTGGGCTGACCGGAACGACGCCGACTGGGCTGCGCTTTCCGAGCCCGAAAAAACATCCGCCCTGATCCGGGCAACCGAGTACATCGATCCATCTTTCAGGTGGGTGGGGTCAGTGGCCGAGGACACCCAGAAACTGGCATGGCCCCGAGTTGACGCCATCGACCGCGAAGGCCGGCTGCGCGAGGGCATCCCTTTTGAGGTTAAAAGCGCCACAGCCTGGCTGGCAAAGCACGCGGCAACCGAAGAGCTGGAGCCCGTTGTTGACCAGTCCGGAGCCATTAAACGGCTTAAAGCCGATGTGGTAGAAATTGAATTCACCGAGGGCGCAGATACTACCCGGGCATTTAGTTACCTGGTGCGTGTGCTGACAAACCTGACCGCGCCCGCGGCGCGTCACCGAGATTTGAGGCGTGTATAATGAAATTATTTGGGCTGGATATCGCAGGGCTGGTTGCCGAGAATTTCGCCGGGCAATTGCTGCCGGTTACGCTGACCCGGAAAACTCCCGGGGAGTATGACCCCATCGCCGGCGATAACTGGATAGACGGGACCACCGAAACATATACCTCCGAGGGCATTGTTTCTGAGTACGCAGACGAGCTAAAAGCAACCGGATTGGTGCATGAAAAGCACCGCAAAATATTAATTATAGCCAAACCCCTGGGCACGGCGCCCCGGGCGGGCGATAAAGTTACAATTGAAGGCGTTTCATACACAGTAACCGGGGTACCATCCCGGGACCCTGCCGGAGCGACCTGGACGATAAAAGGTGAGCTATGAAAGTACTTATTCAGCGGATTTCACAAGATGACACCCAGACGCTGGGGGAATTGAAAATTTTAGGCTGCGGCGAAGTACAACGCTTCACTTGCCTGGAACTGCCCTGGAAAGACAACCGGCGCAATGTTTCATGCGTCCCCGAAGGGCGGTATCGGGCCATCCGGTATAAGCACCCCGAGCGCGGCAGCTCTATTGTGGTTTTAAATGTTCCCGGGCGCACAGATATTATGGTTCACGTGGCTAACTTTCACCGGCAGCTACAAGGCTGCATCGCCCCTGGTATTGGATTCAGAGATATCGACCGTGACGGGCACGTAGACGTGACAGAAAGCCGCATCGCGATGGAAATGATTTATGACGTGCTACCCGATAAATTCATCCTGGAAATCAAAAATTTATTCTGATGCCTGAACAAGAAATTAGCGCTCTGAAAAATGAAATACACCAGCTGCGCGTTGAGATGCGGGACGGCTTCGCTGAATTCCGGGCTTGGAAAACCGAGGCGGATATTGGTGCGCTGGGCCTGGAGTCCCGGGGCATTTGGGGCCACAGTCAAAAAATTGCATACAACAAAAAGAAAGTGGCTGCGCTGCAGGAACGACAAGCTACCCTGGCGGGAGACGTAGCCAAGGTGAGTACACGTATCGACAAAGTTATTTTTGTAGCTATCGGCGGAGCCGCGGTAAGCGGTACCCTTGGCGCCATCATTTTCACCTTAATCCTTAACATGCTCGGGGGGTAACATGAGCCGGTCTTTTAGTCTTTCTATTGAAAAATTTGCAGATAAAATCCGCGGCCGCGAAACCGTATTTGTGCAGAAGCTTTGCCTGGATATTGACAAAGGCCTGGTGATGTCCACCCCGGTTGATACCGGAACGGCCCGGGGCGGATGGAGCGTGGGCATTAACGAAATTGTAAACGAAGCGCTTAGCAGCGACCTTTCCCTGGGGGCCATTTTGAGTTCTCACAATAGCAAGATCCGCGAGGTAAAAGCCGGCGACCGGATCTTCCTTTCAAACAATGTAAACTACATCCAGTACCTGGATAAGGGCAGCAGCCAGCAAGCCCCAAACGGCATGGTTGATAAAACCCTTCAGCGGTTCCCGCAGATCATCCAGGAAGCTGGGTCCGAAGCTAAGCGGGGGCACCCATGAGCACGCGAAGCGCTGTAATCCGGACGGCCTTGCGCACCCATTTAATGGTTATCGCGGACCTCCCCCCGGTCAACTGGCAGGGGCAACCCTTTACACCGCCCGCGCCCGAGGGCCGAGAAGAAGCGTTGTATATCAGGGAGACCCTTATGCAGAATACCGAGATCCTGAGCGCCAACGGCGAACGCACGGCCACCGGGATTTATCAGCTGGACGTTTTCATGCCCACGGGGCTCCCAGTCCGCCTGGGAGAGGATTTGGCAGATGACATCAAAGAACACTTTAAACCCGCCCAAATATTAGCGGGCATTAAACTCGAAAAATCATCTATATTGCAGATGATTCCAGAAACGGTCTGGAGCATTATCCCGGTCCGCGTAGAATACCGCACACACCAAACCAATATTTAAAACCCGAGGCTACCCATGGCTAACGCAATTTATCAACAATCTTACATTTCATATGTGGCAGAAGCAGAGCCCGGGGTTACACCCGCGACCCCGAGCATGCTGAAGCTACGCACCACTAACCCCCTCGGTCTTTCGCCGTCAAAAGCACTTCTCGAGAGCGAAGAAGTGCTGGCCCACAGGCAGCGCGAGCACGTGCGACACGGGCTGCGGAGCGTTGGCGGGTCGGTCCCGTTTGAACTTTCCTATGAAGCCTACAATGACTGGCTGGAGGCCTTACTTTCCGGCACCTGGTCTACCGGCGTACTGAAGGCTGGGACGGCTGTGAAAACCTTTACTATTGAGCAGCGGATCGCCGCTGACCGGTATATCCACGGCCGAGGCGTTGCACCCTCGCAGCTAAGCCTTACCATGAATCCCACCGGGATCATTTCCGGGAGCTGGGAGCTGGTCGGCATGGACTTTGAGTCTGCGGCCGCTACACTCGGAGCACCGGCTGACGTAGCCACCCATGCGCCGTTTGACGGGCTCGGGAACGCGGTTATCGAAGAGGGCGGTGCGGTTATCGGCAACGCTACCAGCATCGAGCTGGCCATCAACGCAAACAAAACAGTCGGCGCGCTGCTGGGTAAAGCCGGCGGAGACGCACCGGTCGACGGGCAGCTCCAGGTAACTGGAACGCTGACCGCGCGCTTTGATTCACTGGCCCTGTTCCAGAAGTTTGAAAACGAAACGGACTCCTCGCTAAAGATAACCTTCACCAACCCCGACGGCGCAGGCACCCTGGCATTTGAGATCCCGAAATTGAAATACAATTCCGGGGCCCCGCAAAACAATGACAATGTGATCGACGTATCCTGCTCTTTTGAAGGGCTATACGCCGCAGGGGACGCAACATCAATCATCATAACCGAAGCATAATGGACTTAAGCCAATTCACCGTTGACCCCGAAAATCAAACCGCAACACTTGAAATTGTTCACCCGGGGACCGGGCAGGTGCTGCGCGACGAGGACGGGGTCGCGGTTACAATTACCCTCCACGGACCGGATTCTAAAGCTGTAAAATCTGTGGAGCGCGCCTGGACCAATAAACGACTGGCCGAAGGCATGCGCAGCAAAAAAGCTACCATTTCTATTGAGCAGGTTGAAGAACAGGCCATGGCCGTGAATGTTGCGGCCACCGTAGACTGGTCAGGCGTGGCATTTGGCGACGAAGAGCTGGAATGTACCCCGGAAAATATCCGGAAAGTATATACCAGACTCCCCTGGATTCGCGAGCAAGTTGAGGAGTTTTTCAACGAGCGGGCAAATTTCCTGGGAAAGTAGCCGAGCAGTTCATCGACGCCGCCCGGCATGAATTCTGGCTTAGCTCCCCCATGGGAGAGTCCAAGCTGACATGGCGCGAGCATTTAGACGCTATTTGGAAGCAAACCGGGAGCGCGCCCGACCAGCTTGCAGGGGACCCGTTCCCCGAGGTAGTTGCGCACGTTTGGGACTGGTATTTAGAGCTGCACAATACCAGGACAGACGGGCCGATTAGCTACCGCGAGATCGAGTCCTGGGCGCGCATTACCGGGACAGCGCCAACAGCTTTTGAAATCTCACTGATTAAAAAAGCAGACTTTGAATATTTAAAATCCAGGAATAAATGAGCGTAGACTTAGCCCGGTTAGCCGTCGAAATTGACAGCACCCAGCTCCGCGAAGGAGAACGGGCCCTGCACGGGTTCACCCGGGCCGGGAAAACCGCCGAGCGCGGCATGCTTAGCCTGCGGACATCTTCCCGGCAGGTTGACGGACAGATGCGCATATCCGCCCAGCAATTTGACCGTTTCGGGCGGACCGTGCAAAACGTCGGGCGCAATCTTTCTATGTTTATCGGCTTGCCGCTTATTGCCCTGGGGGCAAAGATCGCCCAAACCGGGATGAAGTTTGAAGCTGAGCTCACCAAAATTAATACGCTTGTAGGCATTTCAAAAACCGAGCTGGCGGGCATGGAAACCCAGATGCTGGCCCTTTCCCAGGTATCCGGCCGGGGACCCATGGAGCTGGCCCAGGCGCTCTTCACCGTAACCAGTGCCGGCGCCCGGGGCGCAGAGGCCATGAGCGTGTTGGAACGCGCGGCGAAAGCATCCGCCATCGGCCTTGGGGAGACCCGGTCCATTGCGCAGGCGACGACTGCGGTCATCCAGGCCTACGGGGCTGAGAATATTACGGCCGCCCGGGCAACTGATATCCTGGCCAGCACGGTCCGGGCCGGTAACCTGGAGGCCGCCAGTCTGGCCCCGGTAATCGGCCGGGTAATCGGCCTGGGCGCGCAGCTCGGGGTCACATTTGAAGAAATTGGCGCCAACGTTGCGACCTTCACCCGGCTGGGCGTGAGCGCAGAAGAAGCGGTCACCGGTCTCCGGGGCGTGCTGCAGACGCTCATCATGCCATCCAGCCAGGCCGCAGAAGCCCTGGAAAGTGTCGGGCTTTCTTTCGAGGGGCTCCGGCGAATGGTTCGCACGCAAGGGCTGGCCGAAACCATGCGGCTGCTTATGGAGACATTTGAGGGCCAGGATGAAGCCCTGGCAACGATTATCCCGAATGTACGGGCGCTATCAAATGTTCTCGGCACCGCTGGCGTGCAGGGCGAAGCCTACGCACAAATCTTACAGGATATCGCCGAGGGCCACGGAATTGTAGATGAAGGATTTCAAACGGTCGGTGACACGGCGCAACTGCAATGGGACCGCGCCAAAGCTTCCCTGGAAGTCGCAATGGTATCCATGCGAGACTCGGCCCTGCCCATGATGAAGCAGCTGGCGGAGTCGGTCCAGGCGGGCGCAGAAGCGCTGGCCGGCATGGACGAGCAAACCCAGCGGAATATTGTACGGTTCGGCCTATTTGCCGTTGTTGCCGGCCCAGTGGTTAGCATTGTCGGGCGGCTGATCCGGACGCTGCCCAATTTAATCCGGCTATTCGGCATGCTTCGCCTGGCCATGATCGCCACCCCCTGGGGCGCGGCGCTTACGGTTGGGGGCTCCCTGGCAGCACTCCTGGCCGGGAAATACATTTCTTCTTCCAGGCAGGCAACCGGGGCAACCAACGAATTCTCTGAGGCACTGGCCGAGCAGAATAAAACCCTGGAAGAGGCCCGCAAACAGCTCGAGGGGCTGAGCCTGCAAAAGATGATGGACTCCACCCAGAACGCCATCGCGATCACCCGGGAAGAGGTTAGCAAGCTGCGCAAAGAAGAAGAAAACTACCGGCGGGTACTGGAGTCCCGAGGCGGGCGCGCAGCGCTTCAGCAATTCCCGGACTTCCAAGGCTTCGGACAGGCTAAAGAATCTGAAAAACTGCTGGCCGATTTGGAGCGCCAGCGCGAAGTCATTATGGACCTGAACCGCCTGGAGAACCGGCTAACCCAAACCCGCGCCAGCCGCGGCACGGTAGGACAGGAACGCATCCCGGGACTGGAGCGCGAAATCGACGCACTCCGGGAGTCTATCGGGCTGACCGCAAAATACACCCAGGAAATTGAAAAGAATACCCAGGCCAGGGATGAGAACACCCAGGGCGCCAGGCAAACCATCCGGGTCGCAGAGAACCTGTTTGATACATTCGAGCAGGCCCAACAAAATATCCAGCCTCTGGAGCTGATCGATCAGATCATGCTGGGCTTCCCGGCGTCCATCAGCCAGGCTGAAGAGGCCATGCAGAAGCTTGAAAAGGCGTTCAGCGAAGCCACCTCCCAGGACCGCCGCGATGAGCTCCTGGTGTACATGAGCCATCTGCAGGAGCTTATAGAGCTGATGCGCGGCGCTAAGGTCGGCGAAGAATTTATTCTGGACCTGGGCGCGATTGACACCATTCTCTCCGGGTACCCAACATCCATCCGGGCAGCTGAAGCGGCGCTGCACGGCTTAAACGAGGCCATGGAAACCACGGCCGACCCGGAGAAACGGGAAGCCTTGCAACGCTATATCAAACAACTTGAGGCTACCATTAGCCGGATGCGCGGCATTGAAACGCAGACCCGTAAATTAGACCGGGCTGCCCAGGACTTAGGCTTCACATTTTCCAGCGCCGCCGAGCAGGCCATTGTATCCTGGAAAGGGTTTAGTGAACTGCTCCAGGGTATTTTAAATGATATTTTGCGGATTACAACCCGGACGCTTGTCACCGGGCGCCTGGCTGACGGGCTCAGCGGGGCCATTTCCGGCATTGGGTCTGGCGGATCTGGCGGATCAGCTACAACCGAATCAGTAGATGACGCGCTGATTCAAAGCAACGGGACTATTGTGCGGTTCCACCCGGACGATAACCTCCTGGCGATGAAAGACTTTTCTAAGCTGCTTGATGAAGAAAAAATCGCCCAGGAGATCGCCAAAGTATTACCCTCCGCGGGGTCTTCCGGGAAAGTATCTCAGAAACTTGCGGCCTCGGTTTCTGAAATTGATTTTGCGGGTGGGTCCACAGAGCGGATCATCGAAAAAATGCGGCCGCAAGCAGATACGCGCGGTTCCGGCATAACGGTTAACAATATCATAAACCGCCCGCGCAGTACCGGGCTCAGCCAGCGGCAAACCCAAAAAGCGGCCCCGTCAACCGGGGACCCGTTCCGCAGCACGCAGCAGGAATTAGTAGAACGGCATACCGAATCGTTAGAGAAAAGCTTAACGAAAATATTTTCATCCAGTTCTACCGAGACCCGCCGCGACTCACGGCATGAAATCCTGGCCCCGGCTATACACGAAACCCGGCGCGCGGAGCCAGAGCTTAAAACCAATATCCAGATCAATGTAGAAAACCATACCGGGGCGGACGTAGACATCCAGCAGCGGGAAACCATGGACGGTATCCAGATCACAGCCACCATTAAAGAAACCGTGGAGGGCCTGATGAATACCGGGCGCCTGGACCGCACCATGAAAAAGAATTTTAACATCAACCGAAACCCAGCACGAAGAGGCTAATCATGGCAGTATGGCCCGCAAGTTTACCCCCTTTACCCGCACCCATGGACGTGGCTGTGCAAGATGCTTTTTTGCGGTCGGATATGGATACCGGCCCGGGAAAAGTCCGGCGAAGGTTTACAGCGTCCGCGGTTTTCTATACATTCACCCTGCGCATGGAGGGGAGCCAGTACGCAGACCTGATGACGCTATACAACACCACTGTGGACTTTGACATGAGCGATCCGGTTTCCGGGAACCTGGAACAATTCCAATTTAACGCGCCGCCGGACGCCCGGATTATCACCGGAGCCCCGGCAAACGCGGACCGCATTCTCGATGTAAGCATTCAACTTAAAAAGATACCATAATGCCCAGACAAGTCTCAGCTACCGCCCTCGCGGCAATGATGGCCGAATCAACGGACCAGGTATTTTTAACCCTGGTCGAAATCGCCCACCCCGGCATCAGCGCGCCGCTGCGTTTTGTAAATGATACGCGGCCCCTTACCCATGGCGGGCAATCCTACGAGCCCGCAGGTTTTACATTCCGGCTGCCCGAGGACGTCGAGGATAATGTGCCGGCCGGCCAGATTGTTCTGGACAATACCGACCGCCGGATTATCCAGGCGGTGCGCGGGCTGAATACGGCCCCGCTGATTACGGTAAAAATTGTGCTGGCTGACTCCCCGGACACCATCGAACTGGGGCCTATGAATTTTGCGCTGCGCCAGTTTTCCTATGACGCCGGAACGGTTACCGGCCGGCTTAGCTACGATGAAGATTTTTTAAATGAAGGGTTCCCCAAGTATAACCTAAACCCACGAACCGCAGCGGGGCTGTTTTGAGCATAGACAAATTTATAGGCGTTCCGTTTAAAGCTTTAGGCCGGACATTTGCCGGCTGTGATTGTTGGGGGCTGGTGCGGCTCTGGTACCAGGATAAGCTGGGCATAGATTTACCAATGTACGCGTCCTACGCCAGCGAGACGGACACCGAAGCTATAAGCAGCATAATCAGCCGCCAAAAGATACATTGGACCCCTGTGGCCAAATTTGAGCCCGGCGATGTGATTGTTATTCGCATGGCCGGCAAAGAATGCCACGTGGGCATCTACTTATCCGGAAACCGGCTGCTACATGCGCGGTCCGGGGTAGACTCCTGCATAGAAAGCCTGGACCACACACGCTGGAGAAACCGGATTGCCGGGGGGTACAGGTATGAGTAAAGCTTTTTTAGTTTGCCGGCTAAACCCGGTTACCCGCCGAACGTTCTCCTGCAGCTTGCCGGCCGGGGGGAGGCTATCGGACCATTTCACGCTATCGGAAAATATCTACACCGAGGTAAACGGGCTCCGGGTCGAGGACGCGGTTATCCGCGAGGGCGACTTCATAAGCATGACCGTCGTCCCTATGGGGGACCGCGAGTCCAGAAAAGATCTGACGCGCACCGGGATTATTTTAGCCGTTCAGGTTGCTGCAGCATTTGCCACAAAAGGCATGAGCTCCTGGGCGCAGATCGGCATCACGACAGCGGCCAGCGTCGGAGCCAGTATCGGCGTGAACGCACTTATCCCCCCGTCGCCGGCCAGTTTTTCAGCCAGTGACGCCGCAGGCGACGCATTCAACCGGCTGGGAGCGCTTACCGGATCCCGGAATCAGATCACGCCTTACGGCACGGTCCCCCGGGTATACGGCAAGCGGAAAATCTACCCGCCGATGAGCGCCCGGCCTTATACCGAAATTGTAGCCAATGAGCAGTTTCTGCGCTTACTTTTTGTGCTCGGCGAAGGGCCGCTGCACCTCTCGGAGCCCAAGATCGGGGACACGATAGTCGGGAGCTTTGATGCGGATAATAAATTCACGCCCAACGAAGCGTTCCAAAATTTAGAGATCGATGTAGCTGAACAGCCGGAGCTATACGCCAGCCAGGTAAACCAGCAGGACCCCGGGGCATCTTTTACCGAGGACGACGACAGCGCGATACGAACAACGGCCCCGGACGCGGAAGAAATTAGCATAGATTTGACATTCCCCCAGGGGCTTTTTGTTGCCGGCCCGAATAAATTCGCCGGCCAGCACAGCGTAGACTTTCGCATTGAGCTGCGCCTGGTAGGGGAAACAGCATGGGAAAATATCGGCGGCCCGGCGAATGAGATTACCGACGGCGGGCGCACTACCCGGAACCGGGGCTCCAGTAAATTTTTATACCGGGCTACCGATCAAACCTACAGAGCGCTCTCGGATAAACGAGAGACGCTGCGCGTAGGACTTTCCTGGATGGTTGAACCCGGGCAATATGAGGTTCGCATCACCCGGGTAGCCTCGCGGCCCCAGGAAGAGGACACGCAAATATTTGAGCTTGCAAACTGGACCGCCCTGCGCACCATTATCCACGAAGAGCCCACTAACATGCCCGGCGTGGTGCAGATCGGGCTGCGCATTAAGGCTACCGATCAGATTTCCGGTATTCTGGATAACTTCTCCGTGGTTGCTGAAAGCCGGCTGGCCGTTTATGACGGCGCGGCCTGGAGCGAGCCCGTATTCAACCCGGCCACCGGCGCGGGGACAGGCGGAGCCATAACCAGCAACCCGGCCTGGATTATGGCGGACATTTTAACCGGGGGCCAAAATGCCCGGCCTATTCCGAAAAGCCGGTTGAACAGCGCTTCATTTAAAAGCTTTGCGGACGCCAGCGCAGCCGATAACCGGTTCTGTAATATTGTTTTTGACTCCCCCCGGACCGTTATACAGAGCGCAGCCATTGTGGGCTCCACGGCCCGCGGGGCGCTGGCCATTTCAGACGGCACCTACACGATTATCCAGGACGATGAGAAAACCACACCAGTGCAGCATTTCACGCCCCGGAACAGCTGGAACTTTTCATCTACCCGGCTATTCCCGGACGTGCCCCACGCGCTGAGGGTTAATTTTGTAAATCCCGAGGCCGACTGGCAGACCGATGAGGCCGTTGTTTATGACGACGGATACAGCCTGAACGGCGAAGTAGCGGGCACGGAGCCGGCTACTAAATTTGAGCTACTGGACCTGGAAGGAGTCACCAACTGGGAGCACGCCTGGCGTGAGGGCCGGTTCCGACTGGCCGAGGCCCGGCTGCGCCCCGAGCGGTACGTTATTGAAGCCGACCTGGAGAACCTGGTATGCGAGCGCGGGGATATGGTTCTGGCCACCCACGACATCACGCTCTGGGGGCTAAAATCCGGCCGGGTAAAATCAGTTTCAGGCTCCCAGATTGCCCTGGATGAGGCCGTAATCATGGAGGCCGGTAAAACATACAACATCCGGGTCCGGAGCAGTTCTGGGGCGACGCAGACAGCCCTGGTGGAGACCCAGGCCGGAGAGCAGACCACGGTGACCACTACCGAAGCTTTATCTGTGGCCCCGGGGGACTTGTTTATGTTCGGCGAAGCGGGTACGGAAACCCAGGCTTTAAAAGTATTGGGCGTTGAGCCGCAGTCTGATTTTTCAGCCCGGATAACGCTGGTTGACGCGGCGCCTGAAATTTACGGCGCGGATACCGGACCCATACCAGATTTTGACAGCAACATCACCCAGCCCCCCATTGAGCCTGGGATCCGTCCGCCGGCCCCTACGATTACCGGGATACGCGCTGACGGCCCGTCGTTCTATCTTTCCGGGGACCGCAGCCCGGAGCCGCGAATTTTAATTGACTTTGAGCCAGGGCAAGGGGCGCCCACCCAGTACATTGACGCCGAAGTACGGGCCGAAGACGGGGTAATCTGGGGCGGATTTGCCAGCGTTGAGGCTTCAGAGGGCACGGTTTCTGTGCACAACGTAGAGGACCAGACAACCTACCGGGGCAGAATCCGGGCCCGCAACGGAGATCTGGCCAGTGCCTGGGTTGAGTCCGACCCGGTGACCGTAATAGCAAACACCGTACCGGAGACAGTAACCGGTTTCACCGCTGAATTTGACCGCACGCAATTCAGGCTAAAATGGGATGCCAACCCAGAGCCCGACATTAAGGAATACGAAATCCGCAAAGACGGGACAGACTGGGAAACCGCAGAGGTAATTGGCCAGGTTAACGCCACCCAGTTCACACTAGACTTTATCGAATACGCTGAAACCACATTCAGAATTAAAGCGATTAATACGGCCGGGATATACAGCGCAGAGGCAGCGGTTTCGGTTGTGGCACTGGGCGATTTTTTCATTACTATACCTTTCCCCGAGCACCTTTACCCTAATCTTTTTGACGACCCCGCGCTTTCACTGGGCCGGATTATTCAAAACCTGGAAGGGGTCTATACCGCGTTTTCCGTGGACTTAACCGTGCGCCTTAAAAAAGGCGTTGACTATTTTATCATAGTCCGGTCAGCACGGCGGGTAATACCTATAACAGTTACCGCCGACCGCGGGCCCGGGCAAACCACTTTAGAGGTAGAAGCGCAGCTGATAGTAGCGCCCGCCGGATCCATAATTGTACGGGTTCCCGGGCAAGAAGAGGTTGAGGATTCCATTCTAAATGAGCAGCTCGGCGTCTTAAGAGATGAGAAGCTCCCGGAGCTACAGAACAATCTTAAAAACTTAAATGATACAGCGCTCCCCGGGTTAGCGGCGTCCCAGGAACAACTCAACATCAATATCACCTTTCTCAATGAGACAAAGCTCCCGGCTTTAAGCGGCCACTTAAGCGCGCTTACCAGCCACATGAACCAGCTAAACACGGCGGTCTTGCCCGGGCTTGACGGAAAAATTAATGAGAATGAAGCGGCCCTCACAAACTTAAACAGCACGGTTCTCCCGGAGTTGAATGCCGAGCTCGCGCAGTTAGATGATATTCTGGCCAACCCGTTAGACCGGGGAGAGTTTATTGAAGTGCTGGTTAGTGAACAGATTTTTGTAGACAAGCTGGTCGCAAATACAATCTTTACAGACACCCTGGCGGCCAATACGGCTTTTATAGATGTTTTGACTGCGAACCAGATATTTACTGATAGCCTGGTTGCAAACGAGGTATTTACAGACACCCTGGCAGCCAATACGGCTTTTATAAATGTTTTGACTGCGAACCAGATATTTACAGATAGCCTGGTTGCAAATGAAATTTTTGTAGAGGCCCTGGTAGCCAGCCAGGTATTTACTGATGAACTGGTTGCAAACACAGCTTTTATAGAAACCTTGGCGGCGAGTCAAATATTGGCCGATGAGTTGGTTGCGAGCCAGATATTTACAGATAGCCTGGTTGCAAACGAGGTATTTACAGACGCCCTGGCAGCCAATACGGCTTTTATAAATGTTTTGACTGCGAACCAGATATTCACAGATAGCCTGGCAGCAAATACAATTTTTACGGATGCCCTTTCTGCCACTACGGCTTTTGTTGATGAACTCACGGCTCAAGCCGCTTTTATAGAAAATATATTTGCAAGTGAAGCTACCATTTCCAACATCTTAACGATTGGGGTGGGTGGTGTTTTACGTACAGAAAATGAGGAGACTAAATTTAACGCGGACGGAATAGGAGTGTATGGCGGCTCTAATATCTCGACAAAAGCTTCTTACTCACTTTATAATAACAATACCGCAGTCCTGGGAATGCAGCGCATAGGTAGAATAGGAACGTCGGTGAATGCATCTACAAATGTGGGGCACGTTGTTTTTGACGCTGATTTTGCAGACATAGGAATTAAGATAAAAAGCGACAGCGCAGAGCTTTTGGTAGAAGATGATATAGTAAAGGTTGATGGTGTGGCGTTTAGAGTGCCTTCCATGACGGCAACTGCTCTCGGCGATCTTCCCTCAATTCCAAACGGGATAATTGTGTATAGCACGTCAGCCAATGAATATCTTGTCAGAAAGTCAGGGGCATGGCACAGGATTAACACAACTCAACTATAAAAAATACGCGTTATTTATTTCTAACCGCTTTACCTATATTAGCGATTATGACAAACGACATTAAAAAAAGTGCGGAAATGCTCGAGGCCAACGCTAAGCTGAAGCACTATATCACGGAAGCCCCGGCGCCGCAAAGTAAGCACATAGAAGCCTTAAACTGGCTTAATAGCATCCACGCCCACTACCAAAAACTTTTAACCCAAGCCAATGGAACCGACACGGAAACATGAACTGACGTTAAACTTTTGAACAAAATGAAACGTGCAGGATCTAAAAAATAACATTGACCGGATTGTGGGGCGCCTTATGAAACAGCACAACGCGAGTTACGAAGACGCCATCGAGGCTACTCACAATGCATATGAAACCATTCAGAAATATGATAAAAAAAATGAATTTAGTTATTGGTATGTAAGTGCAAAAAACCATTTATATGATCTCTATAAAGAGAGAAATAAAAAGGTGAGCATTGATGAAGTTGAATATAATTTACTACCTGTAACCAAACAGCCACCAATTGAAAAAAAATCCCGTTCAAGAAAATTGGACAGGCTTATTAACAAGCTGAAAAAAGATGAATGGATTTTGTTGGAAATGGTTAGGCATGGAATACCGAACAAAATTATTGCCGAGGCTTTTGATTGGAAACGGTCAACTTT